TCTCGCCACCCAGATAATTCTCCATAATCTCCGCAGTCGTTCCCGCGATGATCAGCAACGCCGCGTCCTCGGTCCAGAAGTTGTCGTCGGTATCGGCGAACGGAACCGGCGGAGCGCCGTTACCAGTGATCTCCACGGTGAACGGAGCGCCAGGTGCGGGATACAGCCGAAATTGGTTGTTGAACGGCGCCCATCTTGACGGGATAGTCGTTACCGGCGGCTGCAAGTCGTCAATAAGGAGTAAGTCCCGATAGCTCATTTTCCTCATAGTGATCCAGACGCCGCTTGCGAGTTGCACGATTGCGCCGTTGGCAAGCACCGTTTGAATCGGCATGTTGAGCGGAAAGAGCGAACCGCCACCGCCCTGCTGAATCGAAATGCCGGTGAAACTCGTCGCCGTGATGCCCGCATAGGTAACGATCAACCCTTGGCAAAACAGCGTGCCTGATTGCGGAAATCCAGTAGTTGAAACGACAGGCAGGGAGTTAGAAGCCGGAACCGATGTATCCGCAGTCAGCGTGGTAGCAGACGCAACCTGAGTCACGATTGCGCCTGACCCGAAAGTCCCGACGCCGCCCGCCGCACCCGTGAATGTGTTGCCGCTGATGCCGGTGTAGTTGACTATCTGGTTCCCGCCGATTACCAGAGTGCCGACCGAAAGAAACCCGCTCGCATTGACGACTGGAATCGCCGCGCTTGGTAACGTAACCGGAGCACTCAGAATGGTCTGCGGTGCTCCGAATAGTCCGGAGCCGGAGACCGACGCGCCGGCCGCGTTGACCGACGACAGCAGAATCCGAACGCGATTTACTTGCCGGATGTTCTGCGGAAAATTGTAGAGAAACTGCCCCGGATTGGTCGTGATCGAAGTGTCTTGAACGTCAGACGGATAGAAAATCGAGTCGAGGTAGGACTGACAGACCTGACCTGAATAGTCGACTATTACTTGATCGAGGTCGGTACGATTATACAACCTCTGAGCAATTTGCTGGCGCAGAGCGGCGTAGTTCACTCACGTTTCCCTATCCCTCGGCTACTCGATGAACTTCATTTCTTTGGGCTGACTCGGTTTCGCCGGATGCTTCTGAGTCCCGCCCGGTTTCTGCGCGATGAACTCCGTGTCGCCACTGTTCAACTTCGTATTGCCCGAATCGAACTTGGTGTTGCCCCGGTCGAACTGAGTATTGCCCGCGTTTAGTTTGACGGTCTTCTTGCCCTTTTTCATTGGCCTACGGATTCAGATTGGTCGGTGAAACGTAAGTGACCCAGCCGGTTCCTGCCGCCGATGTGCCACCAGTTACGCAGAGGTCGTTACCAGGCGGGATTTTGAAGAGTTCTGAACCGTCTGAATGCTGAGTGACCGTATCAGCCGCAGCGAGCGCACCAGTCAGATTCACTCCGCCAGTGCCGCAGGTCGTGCCAGTGCCATACGACAATAGCGACGTTCCGCCCGTACTTAACAAGTGCCAACCACAGACGTAAATCACGCCAGCGGTGCTGGAATGATTGGAGATCGCCACTGTCGCAGCCGCCGACGGCACGATGATCGGCTTCGTCGTCGAGACATAGGAACCGGCGCACGGCGGCGCAAATGCGTATGCGGCTCCCGCGTACAGCGCCATGAATGCGAGAACGTAAAAGAGTGGAAAAATTCGTCGTTTCATTGGTTTCCTCTCGGTAAGAACTTTGTCGCGATCCCTATGAACCTGCTGTCGTCAATCTTTCGGACTTTCGGCGTCGTGAACGGTTTGACCTTCATTTTCTCGCGACGGCTCGGTATTCGGTACTTGGTCTTGAGGCTGTCCACATGGTTACCAACTATTCTTGAATCCACCCACGGTTAAGCGATCCGCGCCGCGCTTCTTCATATCCTTCACGAGCCCTTCGTCTCGCTTTGCCAAAGCATCGGCCCCTATCTTCATATCTTTCGCGTCAGCCTGCTTACTCTGCGCAAACCCTTTTCGCATACCACGAGCTGCGGCCCCCTGTTTGGAGTACTCCTTTTTCGTCGAGTACACCTCACCACCGAGCACACTGCCCGACCTCTCATCCGCTGGAACTGCACTGCCCTTCTTGGCTGCACGCTGATACGATTTCTCGATACCGCGAGTTGTCGGGCCGCCCGAATAATCATCGCCAGCCATCACTCGTACCTCTTGCTCTTGGGCTGGAACCGCATCGAGTCCGTCTTAAGACTCATCTTGTCCTTGCCCTTCTTTTTGCCCTTCTTCTCCGGCAGACCCTTCTCTTTGGTTTTGGCGAAATCGCGCAGCGCGCTCGGCTTCATCTTCGCCATCTCAGCGGACGGCGTACCGGGCTTCGCCTTCATCTCGCCCTTCTGGATGGCTCGTGCCATACCAGCCGTCTTACGCTGCTTGCGGCTGACGCTCGGCATTGCGCTACTTCTTGACGCCGCCGTTGATCATGCCCTTGTCTTTGCCGGTCTTGATCGGGCCTTCGTCGTTCGACGCGCCGTCGCCGCGGCTGCTCTTGCGGCTGCCCTTGTACGTGACCATCGTGCGCTCCTCGCCCATCAGGTCGTCGTCGTAGGGGGTGCCGACCACCGGTCCGACGCCCTTGCCGAAATCGTGCATCTCGCCGCCGAGCAGCATTTCCATGCTGTGCGGCGCGAACGTCACGCGATCAGCGTGCGCCTGGTCCTGCTCCGCATTGGACGCGGGATCGAGTTCGTCTTCACTCAGAAAGGATGAGCCTTTACTTTTCGCCATGTTCTTCTCCGTCATTAGTGCCCTGTCCGGCGAGCACCTGTGCTTCGGTTAATCGGAACGTCCTCTGCTTCGCCTCTTTGCGTGCGCGAGCCTCGGTTCCTGCCGCGCGCTCGTCCGCACTCAACTTGGTCGGTATCCGCGAATCCGCCATCTCGCAGTCGATAGGGAACGAGACGCCGCCGCCCGGTACGCCCTCGTCTGACGGCCACGGCCCATGCGGAAAGGCCATCCGGTCAGGGAAGCTACCGGTGACTTGCACCACCGGTAGCACCTGTTTTAGTTTCAGCGGATTCGTCATCGCGTCCTCGTCAGACCAGAGGATACGGCCCACAGGCATGGAATCGGACCCAGCCCTTGAGCACTCCGGTTGTCGTTCCGGTGGTCGGCGCCGTGGTGATTTTGAGAATCAGGTTGAGTGGCGCATTTCCGACGTAGCCGCCCGCACCGACTGGCGCTCCGCCTCCGGTATCTGTGACGTACACTTGTTTCGGCGGCGCACCCTGATAGACGGCCGGAATCGAACCACCAACGGCGGAACTGGCCCAAGTCGCGGTAGTGAATTGACCGAGCGGCGTCAGATAACTAGCTGCTCCGCGCCCGGCAACCGCGCCCGTCTGATAAATCGCCGCGTTGGTAGTTCCCGCCGATGCTCCGCCATCGTCGCCGAGCGATTCCACGACCGCCGAGCCGGTGTCGAGTTCGGGAACGTAGATGAAGTATTCCTCCAACTCGATCAACTGCCCCTGCGAAAGCGGGCACAGCTTGATAATGTCGTTGACGCTGAACCCGACGTTTGTTACGAGCAACGGCTGATTGGCGATGGTGAAGCGGAAGGACCGGGTGATCGATACCGAAGGCGATACCCACGCCGGCCCCGGCTGGGCAAAATCATCGGCATAATATGTGTTGTTTACTGCCATTTTAGTTCACCCGCCTTAGCCGACGTAAGTTGAATAGGTTATGACGCCGTAATCGCTCTGGCCGAACTGCGTCTTCTTGGTGCCGGTGATCATGCCGGAGATGATGCGCAACTGATTCGCGCCGTCCAGCGGTTCCTCCACCCAAGTCAGCTTGAGCGGCTGGCCTAGCGGACCCTCGACCGCGCCGGTCGCGAACGCTCCCGCCTGCGCTCCGACGAAGATGGCGCGTCCGATGTTCTTGGTCGCGTAAGCCGCGCCATAGAGCGATGACGGATTCGCGATGGTCTGCCCGAGCACGGACAGCGTGTTGGTGTTCACTCCGTCCCCCCACGGCAGGTACGCATCGCGATGGAGAACGATGTTGTCGATGATTCCCAAGGCTCCGGTGAATATCGGATTGCCGGTGACTTGGCCGCCCTGGGCCGCCAGTCCCATGATCGCGCCCCACTCGCCTTCGGAGTAGTTCGTCTTGAGCGACTTGACCTGAAGCGGAGTCAGGAATATCACGCCGGTAATTTCGAGGCTGCCGATGACGATCGGCTTGATCGGGTTGATGAGCGCGCCGGTTGCCTGCGCTTCGATAGTCGGAATCGCCTCGGCTGCGAACGCATACTTCGGGTCGGTGCCGACTGTGGATTCCGTGGTCGCGCCCTGCGGAAACAGCCAGTGGCCGTCCGTAGTCGGCGCCAACGGGTTGTTCATGCCGGTGTAGTTGTACGCACCTTCTCCGGTCGTGATGCCGAGGTACGGCACGTTCAGCGCGTAGGTGTTGCCGGCCAACTGGTTCATCAAGCCCCAGTTGAACATCTGCGCCCACCAGTTCGCGAGTCCGTTCTTGGCCTTGACGCGCAGGCTGTACGGCACGCGCTGCTGCGACATGCGCCCGCCGATCAGAATCGCCTGCCGGAGCTGGTCGATGAAGATTACGTCCTGATCCCAATCGAACGGAACCTCGTTGCCCGCGATCACATTGTCGCCAGCAACGCCGGGTCCGAACGGGTTGTAGATCAGATCGTACTTGATCTCACCGCCGGGGCCTTGCGCGGTTTCCTGAAAGTATTGAACGAAGTTGGAAGGATCGTCTGCCGAGAGGCCGACCGACATCAGCTTCGATGCGGTCGTTTTCCAGATTGCCTGTCGGAGAGTCCTGCTAGAATAAACGACTACCGCAGTCGGGTCGTTTGCGGGAACGCTCGTTTCTGCCATTTGCGTGAGCCTTCAAGTTTTGCACCTAAAGTTTCCCCGTCCTTTATGTCGCCGGACGGTTTGCGCACGCGCTGGCTTGGTTATAGAAGAGACCCGCCAACTATGGGTCGAAGCCTTGGTAACGCAGGGCCGCTGCGGATGCTTCTCAGATCAGACCCGAAACATCAAAGGTCACTAAAATCATCCATGCGCGTTTTTCGCGCGATTGTCAATAGTCCCCTCGACGCACTCCACGATAATCTTCGCCGCCCGCATACCGTCTGCGCCTTCGGTGGAATCGACGAGTTCGCTTCGTATCTCCGTTCGTCGCGATGCCGTGAGTTCGCTCGTCCCTATCGCGGAGCCGATATGATCTGGCGTACAAGCAATCGGTATCGAATGGTTAATCGGTACTAGCAGATTCGCTATCTCGCTAAAACTCGACAGCCCGATCAGTCTCTTCCTAAGGAACACCGCCTCGCTAAACGCTCCGCTCGCCAAGTCTGCGAGCACAATACTTGCCGCTGCGAATGACGGCTCCGGCTGCTCATCGAAGTCCACGATGCGGCATGGGCCGTCCGCTAGCCGCGCCATGCGCTCGCGCTCCCACGTCACCGTGCCGTGATGCGGCTTCACCCAAATATCGTACTTGTCGGAGAGGGCAAAGATGGCGTCGGCAAAGCGGGCGATGGATGAGGCCGCACCCCAAGTCGGCAGCCAAAGCAGAACGGGCGGTTTCTTTATGCCCACGCCATAGTCCGGCTGAATGTACTTCGGACAGTCGGGCCAGTGCATTATCCACTTCGGATTGCAGGTGCAATCTTTCTTTCCATTCCACCAATCATCGAATCTCGGATAGCCGATCACCTTCACCCGTTCGGGCGGCAGGCTCGGCGATGGCAGCGCGTGGTACTGGAACTGCACTCGTTGGTTGAAGGGGCCGTGTACCAAGTGAAAATCGAACGGCTTACCGGGCGACGATGAATTGGTCGGCGGAATCAGCCCGACTCCATACGTCATCCGAATCTTGAGCTTGCGGTAGTGATCGACGAATCCCTCCGGCTGGATCGTGAGCACCGCGTCCGCGTAGATGTCGGAATATTTCTCGAATGGCAGATCGAGCCGCTTGAGCAGCAATTCAGTGCGGTCGGCATCGTCCCATCCGCGCGCCTTCGCTTTGGGATGCTGCTGCGGAGAGATAAATACCGCGTCCACTTCGAGCGACCTTAACGCCCGCACGACCGGCGCAAAATGGGATACTTCCATCGCCGTTGTGAGATAAACTTCAACGCGCATCGCGCAACCTCAATGGGTCAATATTCAACTCCACGCCGCTGCGCATCTTCCACCAGCACGCGGAACAACTCTTCGTCGAGCGGAATCTTCTTCCAGTGCTTGACCGCTACGCCCTTGTGGCCCCACGTCTGGATGCCGATTTTTTTCGCGCGCAGACAAAAGCAAATGTCCTCGCCATGATGCTTGAAGGTGCCGTCGGGGATGCGATAGCGGTCGCGGCCGAACCACGTCCAGTAATCAGCCGCCCACTCCGGCACCCCCCACATCTTCTCGAATACGTCGCGGCGAATCAGGCAGAAGCCCATGCCAGCGGCGGCGAGCGGCACGACAACTTCAGCAGGATCGAAGTTGCCGAACGCGCAGACGGGGCCATCAGCTTTGAGCGGATCGGTGAACCAGACCGGCCGCAGCTTGCCGTCGATGATGAACGAGTAGTAGATGCCGCTCATGATCGCGCGGTCATTCGTTACTGCTTCGTCGAGCAGGACGTATGGATGATGCGGCTCGAACTCGATGTCGGTATCGAGAAAGAGCAAGTAGTCAGCGGGCGTGTCGAGAAAGTCGTGGACCATCGCGTTGCGGTTGTCGTCAACGAAGTTGCCCCTCTCGAATCCTTGAGCGATCGCCACGCGGCGGCTGCGCTCGTCGAATGCCTTGAAGTTGTCGATGCTCTGCTTGAACGCAGCGTCCAGCATGTCGCCGTGGACGTAGCCCAGAACGATTGTCGGCTGACTCACGCAACCTTCTCAGCAGATTTTTCCACGTCGGCGGCAATCGTCCATCCGAGTTTGCGGCGCACTTCGTCCATCTTCTCGGGCGTGACAAGTTGCCAGCCCGCACCGAGAAGCTGCACAATCGCCGTGCTCACTGTGGCTCCGTTGATGGGACTCGGCCGCGCAAAAGTGCCGTAAGCCAGCGCTTCTACTTTGTCAGCATCGACGTACACTTTGTCCTTGCCAACCAACGAAGTGAAACCAACTATTCTTTTGCTCATGCTAGTTTCTCATCCCATTTCGGGTCCATGCGGTCCCATGCCGCCGACAGTTGATCGGTGAACAGACCATCACGGACAATCTGTTCGTATTCCGCCTTCGTTTTCGGCGGCGCTGCCCCTTGTCTCGGCGCGGGCGCTCCGCCGCTCTGCATGTTCCCCAGACTTGGGCCGGCCGCATTCAACCGACGCGCCCGTTCGATGGGCGACATGGGGGGCGCGGCTGGCGCGGGCGCTGGAGCGGGTGCCGCTTTCGTGAATCCGCGGGCAACCGCGCGTCTCCAGACAACTTCGGGAAGCGGCTGTCTTGCGGCTGCGGCACCATTGCGGATGTTGTTGTACTGCTCGGTGACGTACAGATCGACGGCGATTCGGCGGGCGGCTTCCTCGTCGGAGATGTTGAACTGGTCGGCAACCTGATCGACGGCGGCACGCACTTGCGGATTTGTCTCTGCACCCTTGAGAATCATCGAGCCGCGCCATTTGTCAGCACCGCTGTCCTCGTACTCGTCGCGGGCGCTCTTGATGAGAAACACCGCGGCTTCGTCGTAAGCGGGTTCCTTGGCGCGAAATGTCGCTTCTTGCGATTGCAGTTCGACGCGCTGGCGTTCCTGCTCCTGCTGAACTCGGAATTGCTCTTGCTGCTGAGCAAGGCGATCGATTTCAGGCTGGATGATCGCTCGCGCTCGCGCGTCAATACCCAACGGATCGTCAGCGTCGGCGGGCGGCTGCTCGCTTGGGACCAGTGGAGTTTCGGGCGTTGGAAGCGCCGGCGCTCGACTCTTGAGAGCGTCCATCTCCTTGCGCAGTTTCTTGAGTTCACGCCACGGAAACCCGCCTGGCGGTTCGGCCACTGGCGCAACTGGAGGCTGTGGAGCCGCTGGGGGTGCGGCTGCCGCAGCAGGCGGGGCAGTAGCGGGCGCTGGCTCAGGTGGCGCAGCGGCGGGCGGCGGTTCTGGTGACGGCGGTGTGGCAACAGGAGCGGGCGCAGGTGGCGGTTCCGCAACAGGTGTTTCCGGCGGCGCAGGCGGCTCGACTACGGGTTCCTTCTCGGGTGGCGCGGGCGGCGGCGCTATTTCGGGACTCTCCAGACCCAACGCTTCCCGCGTTTCTTTCGGCACGCCCGCGAGCACCTGCGTCTCCTGCTCCAGCAGCATCGTTTCGAGCGGATTGTCGATTGTTTTGGTTCGTAGCCGTCCTGCGTTTGCCATGTTAAAGACCCCTGCCAATTTTGACCGCTGGTATTACCAAGTTTTGCGCTTTCTTTGGCTCGCGATGAATCATAATTTCCATCGGTGATCCAACAGCAAGATTCTGCAAAACTTGTCCGACATTTGGATTGTTCACTACCAATTCCACATGGTCATCGGAAAGTGTCGGAAGAGAAGAGCGCGCAAACTCCGCCATTAGCACTTGTTCGGCGGAATTTTCCGCCGTGAGTTCGATACAATTCAATCGTTTAAATTCTGCCTTCATAAACTCGCTCCGTCTTTGAAAATTTCTGCGGGCTTCGGAATGCGCCCGCCAAACTTGACCCCTTGTTTCTCAGCCTTTTTGATTGAATCCAGCAGACTCGCAAATCCCGCGAGGTTGGCCGACACCGGCAAGTCCTTGACCGTATCGAGATTCGCCTGAAGATGCTTGATCGCTTCCTCGACCGAATCGCCGACGCCGAGCACGACACCGATTTCGTCGGTGTCTTTCGCGGTGAAGTGATAGATGCCGTTCATTTTGCAGTAGTGATAGAACTTGAACCAGCGGGAATCTTCCGGCAGGTGCAGCGTCTTCCATTCGTCGGTAACGGTCGGGTCGCGCGGTTTCAGGTCGTAGTGAAGGGTGGCTTCTGCGGCGAAGTGCCACTGGAACTCCGGCTCGATCAAAAACCCGTTCGCGCCCTGCCAGATCACATCGGCAAAGTTGGTCAGAGTCTCAAGTTGATGCTCTCCCGTCTGCCCCGGCATACGCGGAGTAGGGTCGATGAAATAGGGTAGTCCATCTTTCCCTTTGCGAATCTCCGTCGCCCACCAGTCGCGGTATCCGTAGTTTTCGAGAATCGGCGCCATCGCTTCGTTGACGATGATGATTTCTTCGGGGAGGTCTTCAGCCGCAAGCAATGAGCCGAGATATAGTTCGTTCTTTTTTTCGTAGCCCTGAAACGACGCTGACGGGTATCGACCGTCGATGCACCAGCCGTCGTAGCCGATTTCACCAACTGTTTCGAGGTCGTCCTGCACGACAAAGACCACATGCTCTTTCGCGCCGCCGAAGATCACCGCGAGCTCGTCTAGCTTACGAATACTGTGGTTGTAGTCGAACGATCTGAATGTTTCCATGTTCCCGCGAAAGCGGTTAATCTTCACCCACTGGTTTTTGTGCTCTTTCAGGTATGCGGCGAGCTTGGTCACGCCGACCAGCGTTTCGGAGTGAATCGTCGGCAGGCCGTGCTCGCGCAATATGTCGAGAAAGAAGTCGCGGTACAACTCAAGGTCAGTTGCGCCCATATGCCCCCACACCGCCTTGCCGAGACTGCGGAGATGGCGCTGGAGGGAACTAAAACCGATGTCGGGGAATACGAACAGATCGATCTCATTGATGCGGTCGAACAGATCGTCAAGGCGCTCTACGTTGTCGAGTCCGTGCCCCTGCACGCACGCGCGAATGTCCTGGTATTCAGTTTCATAAGGGGAATGGTAAAAAACTTTCGCGCATGTCTCGCCGAGCTTTTCTGCTATCGAGATGAACGTGCCCTGGTCGATCACGCACGCGATGACATCTTCAACGGGTTTCATTTCCGATTTCCCGCCACTCCGCCATCGAGCGCGATGAACGCCGCGTCGTATTCCTTCGGGTCCACGCCAAGCAGTCTCGCCAGTCCGTACTCCACCACTTCCGCAGCGTGATGGGCGCTTTTGTAGGGAGCGTGCTTGTCAGCACCAGGATCGTCCGTAATTTCGCAGCCGCACGCGGCATGAATCTGACCTTCCATACGGCGCGCTTCGTAATCGAAATCGAAGTCGTCGCATTCCACCTGCGCTTTCTGGTCGCTGCCGAGTTGATGGCTCAAGACAAACGCCTCCACCAATTCGTGGATTGCGGCGAGGAACAGGTAGCGACGATCCTTGATGCTCGCGAGCTTTGATTCATTTGAGACGTAGATCGTTATTGAGCCGTCAGGATGGAATGTCCAATCCGCCCATGATGAATACCTTTCCTGTTCGTGGGGAATTAGTTTTACTTCGATTAAGTTTCCTGAGTTCACGATGAATCTCCACATTCGACCATCCGCTTCACGGCACACCAACGTCCTTCACTTTGCGTTCGAGGTCCAGAATCGTCTCCGCCTGCTTCTTGATGATGTCGCGCAGGTGGCGGATGTCGCGGAGTCCTTCATCGTGCCCAATCTCGGCGCGGCGCACGGCTGCATTGGCGCGATCCACGTCGGAGACTTCCATTACGCAATCCCGCGATTCTGCGGTTGCGGAGGCCCGCCGTTCCCGCCCGGCATCTGCGGCTGCGGCGTGAGGGACTCCAAAAGCATCCGCACCGCTTCCAGCCCCGTCTTCTTGGTGAGGCTTTCTGCCTGTGCGAGTTTCTGCACCGATTGCGCACGGCGATAGAGAATCTCCGATGCGCGTTCGTCGGGCGTCTTCTGAGGCCCGCGTTGCCCCGGTATCGGCAAGCCCTGCGCCCGCATCTCCTGCTCCTTCTTCGTCTTCTGCTCGATGCTCTGCTTGATCGCCTCGATCCACTTGCGCGGGAACGGGAGCGCGTTAAGCATGTCGGGCGTAAATATATTCATGCGGAGCATCGTCTGTCCGAGCGGGCCGAGCAGATACTCCATGTACATCATCTTCACGTCGGGGTTGGTCTCTGCTTCGTCGAGTTGCACGAGGTATTCCAACGTGAACGGGTCGCGTACCAACTGCATGACCTGCTGGTCGTAAGGGTCTTCGCCGACCATCATCATGCGGTCGTCGGTGATAAATTCCGCGTGGTCGAAAATGATGTGCGCTTCGTTGATGCGGAAGTCGCGCAGCGCGTCGAACTCGGCCGCAAGCAAAACGATGCCCGCTCTCTGGCGGCGCTTGATCGTCACGCCAGCCGTAGTCGATGCGCCAAGGCCGAGCGATTCCGCGGAGATGCCCGTCACCACGTCCATCTCAGAATCGACGTGGCTCATAATTGCGAGTGCGGCTTCCGGCACTTTCTCGTTGGACTTTTCCTTGATAGCGCCGTTTTTCAGCGCCCCGTCCGTGACGATGCTGATGCTTCCGGGCACCGCGGCGTCCTTCTTGAACTGATCAACGTCGCCCTTATCGCCGATGGCGCTCAATTCCGCGATGTAGCCGCCCTTGGTCGCGTGCGCCAGCGCTTCGAGCGCCTGATTCCATGCCTTGTTTTTGTAGCGTTGTGGATCGATCAGCAGCGACATGAATCCGTACCAGGTCCGCAGATGCTCGGCGAAGTGACAACACAGAGCGTTGATCGTGAAGCGCGGGCCGGGAAGCGGTGTCGGCTCCCCGAGAATGAAGCGGCGGTCCAGAACGAACGCCTTGCGATACGAACGGGAGATTTCGCGTTCGTGATCCAGAATCGGAATGTTGATCAGTTGCAGGCGGCGCTCGTACTTCTTGAAGTCGGCTTCGTCTTTCGTCTCAACCTTCTGGGTGAGCGGGTCCATGTAGATGATTTTCGGCGCGTTCTGCCACCACTGGAACTCCATCAGTTTGACTTGTCCGGCTTTCGGCGCTTCGGTTTCCAGAGAACTCAGAGGATACGATTGGACGTAGGGAATCTTATAGGGAACGCGCGGAGGCTCCGGCCACTGCCAGAGTTGGTTCTGACTTGGACCGCCGCCGCCGTCTTCCTTGTTGCGAGCGCACTGGTCGATGAGAAAGTAGGAGTGCGCATCATCGAACCAGCTTTTTGCTTCTTCGGCCTCCACCCACGATTCGCGGCCGAGCCAGCGTGCGCCCTCCAGGTTCATGCGATCGCAGTTATCAGGGAATAGAGCCTCGAATGGGGAGAAACGCCTTACGGAAATGAGTCCGCGCGGATCGCGGGAGCGGTCAATGCAGGATTGCGTGAACGCCATCCCGCATGTCAGGAAGTCTTCATATGCGCGCGAGCGCTCGCTGTCGCCCTTGGTCTGCCGATTGGCCCAGTTGTAGAACTTCGTCAGGTAATCGCTGGCGGCGGCGGCGGGTGTCGAGTCGAGATTGATGGCCTGTACCATCAGGCCGGCGGGAGAGTCGCGTTCCACACCGGAGATGTAGCGGATATATTTTTGCGCCGTGTTGAACGCGGTAGTCGGGCGGTTCTCGGATTTCAGGATGGCTTCGTCTTCGTCGGAGAGCTGGCTCCCCGCGAGAAACCGGAAGCCCGGCATCGCGGTGTTCTTGCGCCAATCCTTGATTTTCGGCTCCGCGCGTCCGACTTGCTGGAGTATCCAGCGCAGCAACGGGTCGGGAACGTAGTCGCCGCTGGCTTGAGGACCGGGCTGTATGCCGTCAGCGCCGGAACCTACTTGATTCGGACCCTGCGTGAGATCAGTTTCCGACATTTTGCATCGCCCTCCGCACCCTCTCTGGCGGCTTGCCTGCGCCTTTTAGCGCCTTCTCGACGAACGCCTTTGTCTCGGTGTAGTGCATACGCTTGAGCGCGTTGCCCGGCACTATGGTCGTCACGCCATGCGGGATGCTCCCCGGCATCGCGCCGTCGCACTTGCACCAACCCTGTCCCGCAACGTAGGTGCGGCAGGATTCCTCGGCGTGACCCGAGTGATAGCAGGCGGGACAGTGCATTACCAAAGCTCCCAACTTCGAGGTCGCGCACTCGTTTTCTTGTAAATGTTCATATAGTCAGGCTCTCGCGGTGTGTCGTCTCTCGGATATGTAATCCCCAACTCGTCGCAGTGCAACCACGCAAAAGAATCCAGCGCGTCGTCGTTGGGTATCGAGTCCTCGCCCGCCCATTCGACGTACTCCTGTTCGATCAGGTATTGAACGGGATCAAACGGCTCTCCGTCTTCCTTGCCGAGCATTGCGGCGCGGTTGGGTGACTGTTCATCGGGCAACCAGAGCATCCCCTCGCGGAAGTCGGGAATCAGCGAGTCGATGCGGTCGCCCTTCGAGTGACGGAACGCGCGCCCCTTGCGCCCAACTGGAATCGCGCGAGCGTTGAAGCCGAGATCTTTCATGCGCTTATTCAAGTACCAACTGTCGTTGACCAGCCCGTATTCCTCGTACACAGCGCGCACCGGCTTCCACTTGCGGTACAGGCGCAGCCAATGGTCAGCGCGCTCGTCGGGATCGAATCTGCCGAGCGCCCAATCGACCAGCATCAGCTTTTTGCCCGGAGCGGCGGCGAACACCGGAATCGAAGTCCGGTTGCTCGACTTGTCCTTACCGCCTTTGGCCGGGTCGCAGATCATGTAGGTTTTGAACTTGCCGGGGCGAATCGCTTCTCGGTAGAAATTCAGCCAAGAGCGCTCGAACTTCTTGCCGCTCGCGCTCTGAGGGTCTTGCTGATAGAGCGCAGGCCAGAACCGCTTGTTCTTTTTCGCGTTCTGATACCACTTCTCCGACCAACGCTCCGGCCACAAATATTCACCCGGTACTCGTCCAACCGGATCGTTGTCGCGCGCCTCCGCGGGCAGCGTGATGACGGTCCACTTGCCGCCGTCCTCGGCCAATCCCTCTTCGTCGATCACGCGCTCGAAAAAGTCGCCACGGCACCAGCGGGTGGTCGCCATGATGGTCGATGCGTTTTCGAGTCGGGTCTTGACCGTTGAAAGGTACACGTCCATCAACGTCTGCTCATGCGCCTGCGAACGCGCCTCTTCGATATTTTTGATTGGGTCGTCGATGACAAAAATTCCCCCTATACCGAGCCCGGAAATTTGGCCGTCGAAACCCGCCGAAGCGAAAAAAGCGCCATTGGTTATCTCGAAATAATTGCCGCCATGCGCGTACTTGGAAATCTGATTGGCCGGAAACAGGGAGCGGTGCACCATCGTCTGCATGCGATCGAGGATGTTGCGACCGAACCGCTTGGCGAATACGTCGCTGTAGGAGAGCAGCATGTTCGAGCGCTGTGGAAACCGACCGAACGCCCACGGAATCGTGTGCTTGCTCACAAACCAGGTCTTTGTATGCCTCACGGGCAACAGCAGCGCGAGCGCTTCGATTTCGTGGTTGACCGCCGCGGTGACTGCCGGAGCCATCACGTCGCGGATGAACGCCACGTCGAAAATCTTGCCTTCTTCCGTGACCGCGCCAGAGGCGTCGAGTCCGCCGGTCTGCGCGAGAAAGTACTTATGCAGGTCGGCGCGCAGCACCGATTTTAAGTCGGGCGGTTGCAGCGCGGCGGCGAGGTTAGGTTCAGACATTGCCGCGCCACGTCACCGTGCAGAATGGTCCCCGCCATTTGTGCCTGCCCCAATGGTGCAACTTCAAGTCGCAGAAAATATAGGCATGATGCTTCAAATGGGAATTATTGATTTGAGTCCCTTTAAGCTGCAAGATGCACCGTGAAATTCATCTTGTCCCACCGATGCGCGAAACGAGTTTTTGCCATCTCAACCATCTGATCGAACGTGAAGGTTCCCTCCGCGAAGTAATTGCTGTTGCAGGCTCCTCGTTCATCCACGGAACGATCCCAGAAACAGAGCGCAGTCCATCCCTGAATGTGGTGCAACGCGGCTTCCCCTTCTATCTCCGGGCGCGTTTGGCGGCAAAGTCGATCACCAGAATCGGGGCAGCCGGGCTGTAACGCACCATCAACGTAAACCTTCCCGGCCTCGTGACCGAATGGAAAGCGCGGAATACTGTCTGTGCTTTGGTAACTACCGCGCTCATCAAAAAAGTAGTGTCCAGCCTCATCCCAAGGTCCGAAATAGAACATCCTTGGCGTTTCAGGCATGTTAGTTGTCCTCCAAGGGACTCAAATCAATAATTCCCCTTCAAATCTTCTGAATCAAAAATCACCCGAGCGTTGCAAGCATTCGGTGTCGTTGGAATGTGTTGTCCAGGATATTTAGGCCAAGAGTTGTTCATTTGTTCTTCGGATCCGCGAGCCATGCCCGCGCCTGATGGCAGACGCAATCGCAGACCGGCATGCGCCGAATCCCCATCTTGTGCTGATTGACGCAGCCGGTGCACTGGTCGGGGATGATCGTCGCGAGTTGAGTGCGCGCCTTCGCGGCATTCAGCAAGCGCCGGATGAGCGAGTGCTCGACGCTCTCCCCTTCCTGCGGCTTGTTGAGCAGTTGACGCGGCGCGATCTGCGGTTGCGGCTTGCGCGACTTGCCCTTGGGCCAACCCTTGTGTTTTGGAGTCAGGTCGTTCGAGTTAAAAATCTTGTTCGGGTCGGACGCGGGGGTTTCGAGCACCACGCCGTCGCCGAGGTCGAGATTCGGGGCTTCGTCACTCATCGTAAGTTACCTCTTTCGGTTTCGCGGGCGGCAGGAACTGCTCGACGCCGCGCGGTTCTTCGTTGAGTTGTTTGAAGAGTGCGATGGTGGGAGTCAACGATGCGGTTTCGGACTCGCGCATTTCATGCAACGCCTTGAGCGCGAGATACCAATTCTTTTCCTTGATAGCCTGCGCCCTTATCCCATACGCCTGCATGATGTACCAGTGGCGGCGCTGCGACTCGTTGCCATCAGGCGGATAAAGTTGCAACTGAAGAGCGAGTATTCCGGTCAGGGCGCCGTCGTGAATCAGCGGCACCAAATGGGTGTCCCGATGCACACGGATGGTCCTCGCATAGCCGACCGAATGTAACCCGTAGTCTTCCCCGATCTGCCGACAGTCCTCCCCGACTAGGAGTCGGAAGTTAATGTCGGCCATTTCGGGGTGAACGCAGATGGCGCATGGTGTCGGAGGTTGCGGACGCTCGTGAAGCAATTCAGTTGCCTTGTCCGCCAACGCTCGTGCTGCTTCTGGATTCAGCGGCTCGAACGGCAGCTTCTCGTACGCCCGTCGGCGTGCGCGCTTCGCAGTCTCAGGCTGGCTCATCCACCGGCTCCTGCTTCACTTCCTCCACCCAGTCCCCAATCAAAACCTCCACCCCCTCCACCATCCCGAAGCTCACGACCTGATACCGCCGCTCCCACAACAGCCGTCGCGCCTCCCGCTCGTCCCGCACCCCCACAATCATCACCTTCCTCAAATGCGGCTTGCGCTTGTTGTCCTCGATGCGCGCGGTGTAGATGGGCATGAAACCTAATACCACGAACGCTCAGTCAGTTAAACATGGGGAATTATTGACTTGAGTCCCTTACGCATGGCCGGCACTCCCTACAGGCTTTGATAAATTCCGCCGCGACTTGCGGGACGATCGCGTTGCCGTAGCCGCGCAATCGTCCCACTCGGGCGGGAACCCCATGAGCCAGCGGCTGAACGCCGGGTTCAATGCGCCGCGATTTTCCGTCGAGGCAACGGAGAGACTGACCAGCCGCCCAAGCAGAGAGTTGATCGGCGTGTTCTCCAAGGTGCTCTCGCCGTCCTTGTGATCCCGCCCAGTAGGCGTCGCCCATCCCGCGAACTTCGCCGCACCCTCTAAATCCATGCCGCCCCGATGGCTGGCTGTTTTCCTTGAGTTCGGGCCGCCGCTCGGCGTGTTCGGACTCGGCCAGCCCGTCATTCGCGCCGCATCGGTCAGCGTCATAAAGCGCTGGCCGCCATAGCCCAGCGAGCGGCTTCCACCCGCGTCCTGTCTTGTCGCTGTCGGCCACCCAGTAGAGCCGCTGTCGGATATGGGGCGCGCCGACGCTCGCAGCGCACAAATCGACGGCTGCGCAGGCATATCCCAGAGCTTCCAGATCAGCGCGTATTCCGGCGAACCATTCACGTCCAAGCGGGCTCGCAACCTGCTCGCCAAAGATTCGCTCAGGGAGTGCGCCTTCGATGAGCCTGCGGAACTCAGGCCATAAATTTCGCTCGTCGCGCCATCCGCACGATGGACAGCCAAACTCTTCGATGACTGAATGCTCGCCTGCAAGGAATCCCAGACCCCGATGAGTGCAATTTGGGCATCGTTTCCTTCCCGCCGCGCTGAAGGGCGGGCACGGACAGGAGCCGGTCCAGACGGCGCGCTCGTCGGGCCATCCGGCGAGCCGGAGTGCATAGGACCATCCGCCGATTCCGGCGAAGAAATGACATTGGGTGTATCCAGCAATGTCGCCTGCCTTGACATCGACGATGCTTCGTTCGTCAACATCTCCGTCCGCGATGAGTTTCGCGGCGATGAGGTTTCGGAGCCACTGCGCCGCGTAGGGTTCATTTTCATTGTAGTAAGCAGACATTGTCGCCCAAGGGACTCAAATCAATAATTCCCTTTTGTTACTACCCGATTAGCGCCCTGAATCAGATTCTTGATGATGTGAAGAAAGGCCGCGATTTGCAATTCTCGCTCAAAGTTCATGGCTTTCGCTCCCTGCTCTCGATGTACCGCCGCGGCCGCGGTTCCCATGCCGTCTCGGTGTTTGGAGCTATGTCGGGATTCGCACCCTGTATCTGGCTTGTGTCAGCCTGAGACGGCTCGGCTACCTCACGGCGCACGTCTATCTTCCCTCCCGTTATCCTCGGCAACCGCCGTAACGCCGCCTGCGCCCGCCGCCCGTTCTCCACAGGGTCCATCAGCGGACACTCGTGTGCCGCCCCGCACTTACATCGCCGTATCGGATACCCCATACACTCCCTATACCCTGAGACCCCAGAGACTGTCAAGGGTCTGACCTAAGCCACGGAGTCTGTTAAACACTAGGGTTCTTCGTTGGAGTCCCTTGGCAGCCCTGACGCCTAGGGTACCCCCGGCCCAGAACC